CCAACCAACCGATCAAGGTGCAGGTGGTGGTGGAGCAGGTAGTATTGGTGGAAATGGTGCTACTGGACAAGTAGGTGGCCCCGGTGGTGCTGGACTTAGTTCTTCTATTACTGGTTCGGCAGTTTTATATGCTGGCGGAGGTGGTGGTGGTGGATATAGTGTTGGTGGTACTGCGACTCACGGAGGTGGTACTGGTGGTAAAAGTAATGTTGCAGCGACTGCTGGAACAGCTAATACTGGTGGAGGCGGTGGTGGTAGAAATAGACATGGTGATTCAGGTGCAGGTGGTTCTGGTATCGTTATTATTCGTAGATTAACAGCAGCTGTTGCGGGAGGTGGAAACTTAACACTTCAATCTGTAGCAAACACAGCATTGTCTGCACCAACAACAGGTGATGTAGTAATGTTGATAGAAAATGGAGCAGGTACTGCAACATTGAATACAGACATCAAAGCCTATGTATCTCGTAATGGTGGAGGAGGTTGGGATCAAGCAACACTAGTAGATAAAGGTACATGGGGAACTAATAAAAAGATTTTGGTTGCAAACAATGTAGCATTTTCAAATAGTGCTTCTGGTACTGATATGCGATATAAAATTACAACACATAATCAATCAGCAGGTAGTAAGGAAACAAGAATACACGCAACATCATTAGCATGGGCTTAATTTAACAATGGAGGTTTTATGGAACAAGATGAATTTGATGAGAAAATAAAGTATGCACAGAATATTATTAATATTCTACAAACAAGACTGAATGAAAGTGTAGCACAGAATGTTCAGTTGGAAGCAACAATCATAAAATTAAAAGAAGAAATTTCTAAACAGGAGCCAGTAGATGGCGATAGTAATCAAACCGAAAAAAAGTGAAACAGCATCATCTATACCAACGACAAATGATTTAGCTGTTGGTGAAATATGTATTAATGTTGTTGACCAAAAGATATACACAAGAAAGTCGGATGATTCTATTGTAATAGTTGGTAGTGTAACAGCTGCTGGTGTAGACGAAGCAACTGCAACTTCAAAGGCTGTAACTATGGCAATCGCATTAGGATAAAACTATGGCAATTACATCAAAAACATTATTAAAAGATTATTGTTTAAGACGATTGGGTCATCCCGTTATTGAAATTAATGTGGATGAAGAACAATGTGACGATAGAGTAGATGACGCACTTCAATTCTTTGGAGAATATCATTTTGATGGTGTAGAAAAAGTTTTTCTTAAACACACATTGACACAAGATGATATTGATAATGAATATATTGGTATGGATGATCCCGCAAGTCCTGTAGGGGGTCCTGTTATTAGTGTTGTAAGAGTTTTACCTTTGCCCGATTTTAATGCGTTTCAAACTGGTTTCTTTAATGAGGAATTTCAATTACGTTTGAATGATTTAAATACATTTCAGGGTTCATCTGTAATTAATTGGGCTATGTCATTACAGAACTTTTCTTTAATTGAAAATCTATTTACTGTTCAACCAACAGCTTTATTTAATCGTAAACAAAACAAATTATTTATAGAAACTGATTGGGATAATAAATTTGAAGTAGATGATATTCTTATTATTGAATGTTATCGTATATTAGATCCGACACAATATACTGAAGTATATGATGATATGTTTTTAAAACAATATACAACAGCATTAATCAAAAGACAATGGGGAGAGAACTTAAAGAAGTTTGAAGGAGTTCAACTACCCGGTGGTGTTACACTTAACGGTAAAACAATCTATGATGAAGCTGTTGAAGAGATTATTAGAATAGAAGAACAGATGAGCCTAAAATGGGAACTTCCTCCTGATGGGTTTATAGGATAATGCCAACTAACTTATATTTTCAAAACGTAACTTCTCATGCTGAACAAGAGTTGGTAAACTCTTTAACAAGTGAAGTAATACAGATACACGGTATGGATGTATTTTATCTTCCACGAACCTTAGTCAAAGAAGATTTGATTATGGGTGAGGATGTATTGTCCAAGTTTTCTACTGCGTATGAAATTGAAATGTATCTTAAAACTACTGAAGGATTTGGTGGTGAAGGAGACTTGGTTAGTAAATTTGGTTTAGATGTTAGAGATGAAGTTATCTTTACAGTTCATAAAGATAGGTTTGAACTTGCAACAGATTTGGCTAAACCATTGGAAGGAGATTTAGTTTATTTACCAATAAGTAAGGGTTTGTTTGAAATTAAATTTGTAGAACACGAACAACCATTTTATCAATCTGGAAAGAATTATAGTTTTGATATTACTTGCGAGTTGTTCCAGTATTCTGAAGAACAATTAGAAACTGGTGTTACTGCTATAGATAATATAGAAAAAGAACTATCAGCTGCAATTGATTTAGTTATGACTGCTGGTGGTGGTGGTTCATTTAGTACAGGGGAATCTGTTTATCAAGGACCGAGTTTAGCAAATTCAACTGGTAAAGGAATAGTTGTTAGTTGGAATTCTACAACAAGAACTTTAAGAGTTAATGATACATCTGGAACATTTGCAACCTCAACTAATGTTACTGGTGATATAAGTGGTGCAGTATGGACACAGGCATCTGCCGCAGACTATCAAGAATTACCAACGACACCATTTGCGGATAATAAAGAATTTGAAACTGATGGAGATGATATTCTTGATTTCTCAGAATCAAATCCATTCGGTGAGGTCACTTAATGTTTGGTACTTATTTTTATAATAAGAATATAAGAAATATTGTTATATTATTTGGTACAGTATTTAATGATATTATTGTAAGACGAGTTGATTCTTCTAATGATACACAAGAGGAGTTTAGAGTTCCTATAGCTTACGGCCCTGCGGAAAAGTTTCTTGTAAGATTACGAGAAGCAACTGATATAAGTAAAGGGAAGGTGGGACTTACATTACCACGAATGTCATTTGAATTTACTGCGATCAATTATGATTCTACAAGAAAATTGGTAACAACCAAACAATTCAAAAAACCACACGCAACAGATTCTACTAAATTAACAACTATATATACACCTATACCATATGATTTTGATTTTACTTTGAGCGTAATGGTAAAAAATTCAGATGATGGAACACAAATACTGGAACAGATTTTACCATACTTTTCTCCTGCTTATCAAGTAACAATGAATGAGATGAGTACAATGGGGATTAAAAGAGATATACCAATTATTTTTAATGGACTGACAACAGAAGATAGTTATGAGGGAGATTTTATTTCAAGACGAGCTCTTATACACACGCTGACATTTACTGTTAAAGCATTTCTTTACGGTCCGACAAAAGATGTTGGTATTATTAAAGAGGTTGATGTTAATGAATACAATGATACTGACTCAACAACAAGGATTAGTAATATTGATATTAAACCAGATCCGACATCAGCAGATGCGGATGATGCTTATGGATATACAACCACACAAACTGATTATTATTAAGGAGTAATAAACATGGCATGGACAACTATAACAGGATCAAATAGTATATGGCAATATGATGATGCCGCTACAGCTTCTGATACATATCCAGATGCAAATGGTACATATTCAAGTGGTATAAGAACTTTTACTACACCGGGTGGAACAGTACAAAAAACTTATGTTAGTTGTAGAAAAGTAGGCGAAACAATATTGCGTGGAGAACTTTCTAAAACTTATTATGATGCACAATAGGAATAAATTAATTATATGAAGAAATCAACTGTTGAAAAATTAAATAAAGTATTAGATGTTACAGGTGACTTGATACCAGTTGAAACAAAAAGAAAAGAAAAAGCACCAGCAGTAGAAACTAATACGACAGACCTGACAGCTGACTATGATTTTTCAAGAGATCAATATCATACTCTTATAGAGAAAGGTAATGAAGCTCTTGAAGAATTACTTGCAGTTGCCAAAGAATCTGAATCAGCACGAGCCTATGAAGTAACTGCTCAATTGGTTAGAACTTTAGCTGATACAACAAAAGAACTTTTGGAATTACAGAAAACAAAAAAAGAAATAGAGAAAGAAGTTAAAGATCCTAAGACTGTAAATAATTCTTTGTTTATTGGAAGTACAAAAGAACTTCAAGACTTATTACAAGGTAAGAAAAAATAATGCCAGAAGATTCTTATTTAGGTAATAGACTAT